AAATTGGACCTCTAAATCTTACTGTATCACTTGTAGACCTTTCGTGACTTTTTTCATAAACATTTATAATTCCTGAACTTGCAGCAATCGTTTCAAAAGGATTAGGATCTAACATTCTAGACACTTCATTTTCTTCTCTTGCGGGTCTTGCATGTCTTAAACCATGACCTTCTACACTATAATGTTTTTTCTCGTCTTGTGGATGTCTTGGTTCATGTTCAGATTTATGAACAAAAGAACCATTCCATTCCCTAACCATTTCATTATAGGGAAATTCCATTCCACTTCTATCTGATATCGCTTTAGCGTATTTTCCTCTTGCAAATGCCATAATTATCCACTCGGGTAATAAGACTCCGGAGTTATATAAGTGCTTGTAGAAGATCCATCTTCTGCCAAGGCTCTTTTTAATTCATCTTCATATAATAATTTTAATTCCTGCACTCTTTGAGGTGCAAATTTCTGTGCTAAATAAAATGATAATCCTGATGCCATACAAGGAACAAAACGATAAGGCACATCCGTTGCATCGGTATAAGTCGCATCCGCGTCTTGAATTCTTTTTACAAAGAAAATGTGAACGTCTTTTGATGCTGCTGTTGAATCGGGTGTTGGATATAAGTGTATTGTTGTTTTGTCCACGAATCTTTGAACAAAATATCTAGAGGGTGTTCCTTTAGATAATTTATTGGCTAAACCAGAATAGGTTGCTCGATCCGTTTTTGTAAGTGCAGAATCCGCTTGAGTTGTTTCAGTTCTTGCTGTTCTATAAGTTGCTTCCAGAACATCAGCTACTCCATAAGTGGAAGTTCCACTTGTTCCTCCAACTGTTGTTGCAGAAGTACCATCACCCGTAGCTCTATAGAAAATATATTCAGCTTGACCTTCAACAAGATCAATATTGGTATCGCCTACTTCCCAGTAGTGCAAACCTCTATTGCCCCATTCTTGAAACATGACATTTAAAGAACGTCGAGCCGTTTTTAATTGATATCCCGAAACAGATTGTAAGCCAATTCGCTCGTAGGCTTCTTCAATTATTTCGTCTACAGCAAAAGTCTTGTCGAACGTTACTGTTCCGGAAGTAGTATTAGCCATATGCTACCTCCTATGATGGTGTCTTAATAAACTCTGCTATAACCGTGTACATGTTACCGTCATCAGCTTGACTTGGTATCACAACATTAATATCGCCGTTTGTATTATCATCAGTACTTGGTGGTAATCCACCAAACTCTCTAAAGTCCCAATAACCTGTTCCGACTAAACCAAGCAAAGGTCTATCTCCATCTGAATCTTCAAAATCTAAACGAGCGTGTGTGTCGCCGCCATCTCCAGAATCACATGCAAACCAAATTCTTTGCAAAGCTCCGAGTTGTGCAACACCTGCTACAGTACGTGCTGAAGAGTCAAAAAATACCGTAGAGCCACTATTACCGTCTGATTCTATAACTATTTTTATTACTACTCGTTTATCGTTTTCTTGTAGAACTTCTGGTCCTGTTACTGTATTTGCCATATTCCCTCCTTAATCAAGAATACTAGATGGGGCCGAAGCCCCATCTTAATTTATTTATTATTCAAAAACGTGTCTACTTATTGCTGTGTAGTGTACGTTTAATACTTCAGCCGCCGCCGCTCCATTTTCAATACCAATATATGGTATTAAATCAACGTCGTTTTTCATTGCTGCACCCTTTTGGGTGTTAGCATTAGCAGCCGAATAATTCGCTGCAATAGTTGCCTGAGTTGTCCCAGTAACCGAAGTTGAGCCATCAAAAGCCGTTATTGCACTTGTTGTTACACTTTTCTGCACACCATTTATAAAAATAGATGGTTTTCTATCGCTATCAATCGAAATTTTCAAATGATAGTTCGTGCTAGCTGCTACTGAAATACCTGTGTTCGTTAGGTAGTCAGTGCCGTTAACAGAATAGATAAAGTACCACGGTGAGTAGTCGTCAATTAATTGCCCATTCGTTGCGTCACTTGCATAATAGAAATATGCTTGGTCCGCATCCGTTTGAGGCAATTGATCATTAGTCAATTTTAAACCAGCCCAAACTTTTTGGTTATCAGTTGCAGCTAAGTTAATTGAACATTCCCACTCAACCTGATTCTCAGTACCCCATAGAACTTTAGCCCAAGCTGATTGGTTAGTGTCCAAATGTGGTAACAGAATTGCTTGATCTTGATCAGCCGTTGCTGTTGTCATTAAGATTCCTGCTTGAGTTCCTCGATAAGTAGTCAAAGCAGTAGTGTAGTTAGTACCTAATGTTTCAAAGTCTTTGTTAACAATTGTGTATGCTGCTAGATCAGAAGCTGAATTCGCATCTGGGTCTATGATAGCAACCGCATTAAGTCCTGGTTTTTTAGAAAAAGATTCATAAAGATAATATCTTCGTGCATCCCTTAACCCAAAACCTTGGGTTCTGTTGTGAACTACACCCGTAGATGCAGTTTTACTAATTAGCTGTACATTATTCTCTGAACGAATAGGACCGCTAAATGTTGTGTTTGCCATGTTATAATCCTCCTAGATTATGCGAACGTAGTCTCTAGGTCGTCGCTATACTCGTCTACGTTCTTAATTTAATGTATAGTAATTTTTTATAACGCAAATTTTGATTGAGCGCAAGGTATCTTGTGGTAAAAAGTTGATTTTTGATAGCGCTTAAGTGGCTATCGAAACTTCGGCCTTGGACTCGTTTATTTTTGTTGCACGAGTATCTTCGACAAATTCTTGAGCAATAATCTCTTTAACAATTTCCTGAATTTTTTTATCGATATGTCCCATATGTAAAGTATATCTACCTTCCTTCAGGTGCTCCTGTTGCCATTCTAACTCCAAGGACTTCTTCGTAATGTATAGGTCTTGGGTCATTTGTAACCTCCTCATAGGTTATCCATTTACCTTTTTTATTGGTAAATCCATCTTTTTCGAACTTTACCTCATTTTTTCCCAGCTTGTCAAGGATAGAATTCTCGATATCTTGAGGAGTATCATTACACAAGATTTTAAAATCTGCATAATAACCGTAGCATCGAATTTGAATTCTGAAGTTTTTCATAGTGAATTTCTTACTGTATGAACGAAATGAGGCGGTTTTGAGGCCGCCTCATTAATTAGTTATTTATTACGCACCTGGTGATCCGAAAATACCACGCCAGTCAGACCAGCCGAAGCTGTATCTTTCTCTAGCTTTGTATCTCACGTTACCAGTATCAAAATCGCCTTCCATAGCGGTTTTAATTGGTGCTCTAACAAAGTGTTTTAGTCCATTTGGTACATCTGTTTTAATGAACCAAGCATCTGTATCAGTTAAGTAATGATTAACCACATAACCTTGTGGAACCATTCCCATAGATACAACTGCATTGATGTCATTATCAGCTGTTCCAACTCTACCTGGAGATTTCATCAATCTCTCAACAGTAAATTGAAGCGCAGAAGGAACGATTGCTTTCATTCCTTTAGCCGCAATTTTTAAACCACGTTCATCAGTAAGCGCAGCAATGTCAATCAGTGCTTGCTCTAATGAAGTTTCGTTTAAGTCTGCCGCAGTAGTAAGTTCATTCTGCTCTGTACCAGCTACAATAGCGTGGTCCGTTGCACAAAGTTCCTTACTGTCACCGCCAGTATATGAACTGTTAAACGCTCTGTTTAACACGTTTGCTGCTTTAACTTGTTTCGCGTTAGCCATAGATCTAGCTAATGCTTTTGTATAACGAGATGCGATTCTGTCATACAAATTGTCCTCAACCGCTTCTTCAGTGATTGCGAACGCTAAAGCAATTGTTTCATGCGTATAACGAGCAGTGAAGGTTTCATTAGCGCTGTCAAAAACAACCCCTTGTCCTTCTGCTTTTACTTGAGCATTTGCAAATCCAGATAACATAACTTCTTCTTCAAAAGCTCTGTCTGAATTTTCTTGATCAAATATTTGTGTGTGCTCGTTAGCGTAGTTCTTGTATTCCAACCCAAATAAAGCATTTAGGCCAGGTTCTAGTTCTTTTACTAGTTGTCCTCTTGATATAGCCATAAGTTATACTCCAGTTGTAGTTGTTAAGAAGTGTTCGATGATGATCACTTTAAAATTACAATTAGCTGACGTTAAGTCGCTATTGTCTGGGTCATCAGAAACATTCATAATACGAAGATTCGCTGTAGTCGTCGACTGAGTATCCGTTAGTTCAGTTTTTGATACGTAGTGTGGTGCTGCCCCTGCCGCAACGGCAAAGTCAGCATTTGCTCCGATATCTGCTTGAGCAGTTGCTCCAGCAGCGTCGGATTGTACTTCATATAACTGAAATGGATCATCATGTATAAAACCTTTAATATCTGTTGCAGCATTACTTGCCTTCAAGTTATTTGCAAAAGTAGGTTTCGACGTCGTCGCGTCAGTAAAGAAAACACCCTGAATAGAACCTAACAGAGCTCCGTTATCGGTAACTGCTGCTATTGCAATACCAGCTCCTGATGCTTTAACAACATCATTTTGGTAGATTGCAGAAGCGCAAGCTGCGATTTCGTATTCTGATAGACCTTGGGCGTCTCTATTACTTCCGACTTTGCCAATTGGTCTTAGACCAAAGGCAGCGTCTTGGTTTGCCATGTTTTTTCTCCGTAAGTTTACAGATTGCTCCGTAAACGGTTAATAAAATTTCGTTGGGTTAGGAATCGCTAATAAATTAGTCTTTCTTAGTCCCACCGAAGGTTACACGAGTCTGCCTCTCAGCATTGATCGGCATACTTGGGTGCTGGTCCTTCAAAAGATCGCTTTCAATCGCTTCGTCTTTGTCTTGAGTTACTTTTTTAAAGTAATCATCGCGCGCTTTGACGATCTCTTCTGGTATCCTTGCCAGCAATAGTCCACCAACTCCGATTACCCCTTTGTATTTACCTTCATTCATCACTGGATAGTCTGATC